CGTCCGCATGAAAAAAATTCCCAATGTGAGGAATCCTGTTAAATTATGCCAGCCCGTAAACCATCCTCCCTGATCCGGCGCCACGACACGGCCGCCGAAAGCGCCCAGCGCAATGCACGAGAGTCTGCGCTGCGGCCTGATCGGGCACTGCCTATCTCTGCCCCATCTCGATTGGACGGGCATGAGCAGGCTGCTGCCTCGTGGCGAAGGCTGATGAGAGTCTACGGGGAGATTGAGGGGGAGATCGTTACGCGGTTGGACATGGATCTGCTGGTGGACTACTGCATCCTGATGGAGCAGATCGGCGAGATGGATGGGATGCGGTGCACGGCACACAAGCTGTATATGGCATTGCAAGAGATGTTTGAATTAGCACGGGATAATGGCGACAGCGAGCGTATTGAAAACCTGGCGACAAAAATCAATTATTCATTTGACGCAATTGTAAAGTTAGACGCTAGGGCGGACCGCAAGCGGGCGCTGCTGCTGCAACACCGCCAGAGTCTATATCTGACGCCCAGGGCCAGGGCCGGGGCTGCGCCGGCAAAGAAAGAGCAGGAGAGCCCAGCCGATGAGTTTGAGCAGATGCTGAATGAGATCAGCCAGGGCATGAACGGGGGCCAGACATGATGCACAGCGATTCGTTTGCCTTAAACCTAAACGGCCTGAGAGTACTCTGGGGCCGGATCTGGGCAGTGGTTTTTTTTACTTTGGCGCTGGCGGGTGGGCTGATGTTTAGCCAGGCGCACGCTGACCGGGCGGTCAAGTTCTTCGAGATGTTGAAGCATACGAAGGGTAAGTTTGCCGGCCAGCCGTTTACGCTGTTGGATTGGGAACGGCAGATTGTGCGCCAGGTATATGGCATGCTGCGCGAGGATGGCGCCCGGCAGTACAAATACGTGTATGTGGAAATCCCCAAAAAGAACGGTAAAAGCGAGCTTGCGGCAGGCGCCAGTTTGCTGCATGTGTACGCTGACGGGGAGCGCAACGGTGAGGTGTATGGCTGCGCCGCCGATCGTTCACAGGCAAGCATCGTGTTTGATGTGGCTGTGGATATGATTGACCAGATCCCGGCGCTGAAGAAGCGCACGAAGCTGCAGATCAGCCATAAGCGGCTGACTGATAAGGTCAGCGGGACGTTTTACCAGGTGTTGAGCGCGGAGGCGTTTACAAAGCACGGGCTGAACCTTTCGGCTTGCGTGTTTGATGAATTGCATGCCCAGCCGAACCGGGATCTATGGGATGTGATGACCTTTGGCGCTGGCGATGCCCGACTGCAGCCGATTTGGTGGATCATCACTACGGCCGGGGATGACCCGGACAGAGTCAGCGTCGGTTGGGAGCAGCACGATTGGGCCCAGCGGATCTTGGCGGGCGATATTGTTGACCCGACCTGGTACTGCGCTATCTACGGCTATGAGGGCGAGGATATTTACAACGAGGATAACTGGCGATCGGCTAACCCCAGTCTGGGGCACACGATCCAGATCGAGTCGGTGAGGGAAGCGGCCGAGAAGGCGAAACAGAAGCCGGCAGATGAACGGCTGTTCCGGTGGCTGCGGCTTAATCAGTGGGTGACCACGAAGCTGACCACATGGCTGCCGTTGGATCTGTTTGATAAGACGGTTGGAAGCTGGTCCAGGGCTGATCAGCTCGGCAAGGATTGTTACGTTGGGCTTGATCTTTCGAGCACGACAGACCTGACGTCTCTTGGCGTGGTATTCCCGCCGCAGGGAACACAGTTGGATTGGCGGGTGTTCTGGGAAGTATTCATACCGGAAGAGGCGATGAAAGAGCGAGTCGAGCGGGACCATGTGCCGTATGACCAATGGGCGGCTAACGGCTGGATCCACGTGACGCCGGGGAATGTAGTGGATTACACGAAGGTGCGCGAGACAATTTTAGAAATCAAGAAGTTCTACAACGTTAAGGAGATTGACTCTGACCGGGCGTTTGCGGCGATGCTGCTGCAGGTATTGGCGCAGGAAGGGTTGACGTGCGTGGATATCCCGCAGACGTTTATGGGGCTGACGAATGCGCTGACACAGACTGAGACGCTGCTGAAAACTGGCAAACTGACACACGAAAACAACCTGGTGGCGCGCTGGGCGTTTGGTAACGCCAGCATTGCGAAGAACGGCAACGCCCAGGTGAAGTTGGTGAAGGAGCATAAGGGGAAATCGGTGGTGCGAACCAAGCGGATTGACCCGATAACGGCCTGGATTAATGCGATGGCCAGGGCAGTGTTCTATACCGGTAAGGTGGATCTGAGCGCCTCCATTCTCTCAGACGATTGGGGTATGTGACGATGCTGCCACTGAGAAACACACTGGGGCCGTTGGTCCAGGCGCTGAAGGCCGGGATTACCTACCTGCTGCGCGATGAATTTACGACGCCGCAGGCAGCGCCGATTTCGAGCCCGCGCACCTGCGAGCCGGGGCCGGGGACAATAACCATATCTAGCGGAGTCAGTATATCTGGCGGCCAGGCTGCTGTACCAGCCGCGAATGGCCTGACAACGCCGTTGACAGCATATCAGCCCGGCATTGTTTTTAAGCACCAATCTAGAGTCTTGGGAATGTCAAACGAGGATTATGCGTTTGGATGGTTGAAGGCAGCATCCTTTGCTACCAGGCCGCCATCAAATACTTATGGTTTTTTTGTGACCAGCAATTATGCAATTTCTATAGCTTTTGGCGGTTCCGGATTGGGTGCTACAGGATACGCCACTGGTGGCAATAATGTAACGTGGTGTCATGTCTTGGCTGATCCATATTATTTTCTGGTCGCGGATTCTAAACTTATCTATGTTTTGCGCAATCCATTCGCCTTTACGAGCGCATACGGAATCGAATGTACGCGCATTAACGGCAGGTCAGTTGAACGCGTTTTGGTTACAGTATTAGGTTCTCCGTGGAATACATCACACGGTGTTGCAACCGACTTTCTTTTAACTGCTTTAGCGGGGGACACAATCACCGCTGCGGCGGACGCTTTTATCCAGGCGATTTGGACAGCAGTTGCTGGTGAAACCTGGGAATTAATGATCCGGCGTACAGATGATGACAATTGCTGGATTATCCGGTGTAGCCAGGCTGGATCAACAATTAAACTGATCCAAAAAGAGGGTGGGGTCGAAACCGAGCGAGCAAGCGCAGCACAGACGTGGGCAAATGGATCCACATACCGTTTAGTTGTCATTGCCGACACTCAGGCAATTTTTAATTTTGTCGGAGAAGAGCGAAAAAACACATACGCTTCGGCCAGTTTCAACCAGACTGCAACAGGCGTCAAAACATCGCACGCTGTAAATAACCTGATCGCATGGCCGCGTGTGCTGAGCGGCGCAGCGCTGGCAGCACTGGAGGCAGTGTAATGACCGTTGATATTGTTTTCTACGCGGTTTTTATTGCCAGCAAGGTGGGCAAGGCCGGGTTGACTCCGACGATTGACGTAGATCAGATCACTCGCAGCGACGGCACGCGCAGTGCGCTGGTAACAGATGGCAACGCCATCGAAGGCCGCAATGGGTTCTATTATTATCGGCTGGCCGCGGCTGACCTGCAACTTTATGATTATGTGGCGACGTTCAAAACCAGCGACGCCACGGTGGACGCCCAGCATATTCATGCGCTGTGGTCGAGTTTTCCAGCGGCCTATGCGACGGAACTGGCCCGGTTGGACGCGGCGATCAGCAGCCGGCTGGCGAGCGCCAGTTACACCACGCCTCCCACGGTGGGGGCGGTCGCCGACCAGGTGTGGGACGAGGCCCTGAGCGGACACGTAGATGCCGGCAGTGCTGGGGATGCTCTGGGAGGTGTAGAAGCGGGTGTGTGGGCGTATGCGACGCGCACGCTGACACAGGCGGCAGCCAGCTCGAGCGGATCCACAACGGCGGATGTGACGCGGCGCAGGGGCGACTCGTGGAGCATTGCGATCACGGGGCTGGGGGCGCTGACAGGATACACCAGCATTTGGTTCACGCTAAAGATGTTGGCGGGCGACACGGACGCGCAGAGCACCGTGCAGATCAAGAAGAATGCAAGCGGGGTGAGCGACGGGCTGCTGTATGTGAACGGAGCGGCGGCGGCGGACGCGAGCAAAGGGAGCATTACGGTTGACGACGCTGTAGCCGGAAACATTACGATTGCGTTGGATGAGACGATCACCGATGACCTGGCGCCAAGCTGGTATATGTACGATATCCAGACACTGATCAGTGGATCGGTGAATACGCCGGAAAACGGGTCGTTCGAAATCAGCGCGGATACCACGAGGAGCGTTGTATGAAGCTGGATATTGCGTGCGGGCAGCATAAGGATTTGGGATGGGTGGGAATGGACATCCAGAAGCGCGAGGGCGTGGATATTGTGCATGACCTGAACCTGCATCCCTGGCCGGTGGAGAGCGACAGCGTTGAGCAGGCCAAAGCCTGGCATATTGTGGAGCATATCCCGCCGTGCTGTGTGA